ATCTCTCCATAAATCTAAACAATATTCAGAATCTTTAAGAGCATACTCATCGACTTCTTTTTTAAATTCCTCATCCATATCTTCCCATCTCTTACCCGCCATATTATCACGAGTCGTCTTGTCCATTTCCAAATCGTACAGTACAGAGGTAGCTCCTTTAAGAGATCTAGGTAAACCACAGTAAGCTGCTAGGTCTGCGGTACAGTGCCACTCTGCATATTTGACCTTCGGCCACCAACCTTTCTCTGCCCCAAACAAATATAAAGATTCATCAAAAGATGCGTTGTGTGCTAGAACTCTATGTCCTTCAAGAATTGACCAATCAAATTCATTTTTGGGACACCCAACGAATGAAGTACCATCGTCCCCCACAACACTGAGTTTATATGCGTCGAAATCAGGATGGGAAAAGTAACAATTAAAACCTAATTTTTTAATACTACAGTCCTTGTCGTAGTAAGTTTCAAAGTCTAAAGCAAATGTTTTCATAAGAGGTATTTTTCATGAGAGTGCCTACCCCTGTCCCCCACGAACAGGAGTAGGCGATCCCTCTCATGTTATGAAGGAACTCACTGAAATGGAGCTCCTGTTTACGTACGACTACGTAAAGTGTTTATGTTAGTCTGATTCTGGTGGGGCCTTTTCGAAATCAAACTCTACTTGTTTAAGATCGTGTTGAATGCCTTCAAGAGCAGAAGTAAAGACATTAGATAATGTCTGCATTTTCTTCTTCTGTACTTTTAAAGCGTCAATCTTTTCGTCAATTTCAGCTAGAATACCTTCAAGTTGAGTTAACTCCCCTTGAAAAATACTCTGCTCGTCTTCAATAATTCTTTCTACTTTATCTTCTGACATGTTAGCTAGTGATGCGGGTTACAAAACTGGTTACATCTTCAGGAGACTTATCCTTAGAAACAGTTAATGAAGGTACGAACCAAGAGTGTCTACCTCTTGTAAGTAATTCTGATTTGAAGTTCCAAGCTCTTGAGCACAATGGATCATCATTGAAAGCAGAAAAGGTTGCCAGTCTTTTGTAGGTACATCTAAAAGCATCTTTAGCTACATTTAGTTTACCTAATGCGTACTGATCTTCTCCGATGGGATACGGGTACAATTCCTCATCTGCACCTTCAGGCATTGGAAAAAGCAAAATGATTTCTGCAAATTCGATTGTACCGAACTCACTATCAGATTCAATCTCTTTTCTTTCCTCCTCATTCCACGCTATACGAGGCATTTCAGGAGAACCAAAAGGTACGTTTTCTCTCCATCCTTTAAGAGCATTAACAGGTATGACTTGGCATTCCTGATCAGGCTCAAGGATAGTTGTTGTTCTATCAAGCACTACTGAACCTGCATCTCCTGCAATTTCACTAGATGATTGAATTATATTAAGGCGAGGGATTTCAATATCGCTCGCGGTGATAGCTAACTTTGGTGGATCTGATACCTCTGCTAACTCTTCTTTAACGGTTGCTAATTTAGCTTTACTCATTTTTCTTATTTTCTTATTTTCTTATTTTCTTATTTTCTTATGAGAGCGTGAATCGCGTCTCGGAAGTTTTGATGATATCCGCTTCTTCTAGATCTGCAAGAAAATTATCTGCATTTTCTTTTTTATTACCTTTGTCGGATTTCTTAGCCACAAGATCTGTTATTTTCTTTATTGGTAAAGACGATACACTTAATAGTTCTTCAGCAGTAACTCCATAATTTTCTGCAATCTCTAACATACTTACATTGTCGGTGCACTTTTTAGTAGCCCCCATGTTTTTAAGTTTTAAAGTTGGGAACTCTTTACCTTCTTTAGCTTGCTCTACTGCTTTAGCTTTTATTCTTGTAGCCCAATTTGATACAACCTTAGCAACGCCCCATAACTTTTCTAAAACTTCAGGATCATCAGAATCAAAATCTTCTTTGTTTGGTAAAGGCTCTCCCGCAACTTTCGAAGCAACTTCTAAAGCGAGGCCCCCTAAAGCAGGACAATGATCTTCGTGTTTACAAAACCTACAGTTAACTGTTGGAGTTAGCTCATCATGATCAGGTACTCCACCTTTCCATTTTGGCCTAACCATCTCACCTCTTTGAATTACTTCACTAAGTTCTTTTGTTAATAAGGGAACATCAGCTCTTGTAAATTTGTCGTGTAAAACTTCAGCACGGACAGGTATGTAAAACACAAAGTCTATCTCATTCACTTGAGGGAATTGTTGGAAAGCTCCAAGCGTGTATGCCTTCGCTTGCCAATTATCTTTGGGTGAGTCTATCTTAGAAATCCCTGTCTTGTAGTCAGCCATGACAGCTTTATCACCTGCAACTAAAAACCTATCGCAAGTCCCCCATGTTTCAGTTCCTTGTAAGTCAACTTGCACTTGTATCTCGTTAAGCTCTTCGTAAGGGGTGTTACCAAAAAAACTTTCATTGAAAGCTTTCTCATCGGCTACAATCATATCATAGATCAATACCTCACTCTCGTCGTGCAACGCAGAAGGATCTCGAACTTCTAGTGCTTCATGTATTCGGGTTCCTTTTTCCGCTGCTGCGTTTGTGCCTGACCTACCTTCGTATCCCGCACATCCTGCTACGTATTTTAAACTTGATGGGGAGAACTCTGCGTGTCCCCTACTTCCGTGGTCTGGTGTATTATCCATGTAGTTCTTTTAAGTTATCTAATTTTCTGTTTACTGCTTTTATCACATGCTCCTCAATAGAGCCTTCGGATATTAAAACTTTTTGTACGGCATCTGACTTAGCCCCGTTTCTATGGATGCGTCCTAATGTCTGAGCATATTCTTTAGCAGAGTATGATGGGCATATCAAACTAACTCGTGGTCTTTTACCTAAAGTATCGTGTAAAGAAAGTCCAGTGCCTCCCGCAGCTATGTTAACTACAAGAATGTGGTCTTTATCTTCTTGAAATCTATCCACATTAGATTGTCTTTCTTGCACAGACTGACCTCCTTGTATTGTTTTGCACGAAAGTTTTTTAGCTAGTAGGTCTACCGTGTCTTTGAAGTTGACGAATATAACTACGGAGTTTCCTTGATCTTTTAAATCTTTAGCCATGTTTACAAGGTCAGGTATTTTACACAGCTCAGTTAACTGACGGGCTCGTAGTATTTTTACTAAGATTATTTCACTGTCGTCGCTGTTGATTGTCCCATCTATGTAGTTCTCTACTACATCAGGTGTTATCTCAAACTCATCGTAGATAGCTTGAATAGATTCTTTTTCCGCAAACTCTGTATATTCAACAAACACTCTGTTGTTTTTAAAACTATCAGGGAAATCCTGCACTGTTAGTTTACTGCCTACAACTCCATAGATTTTTTCTTTGATACTTTGTAGAGAAGCCTTCTTAGATAACCTCCATTGTTTCCATTGGTCTTGCACACAGCCGTTCTTCTTCATCCAACTATACCAACTAAACTTTACTCCCTCTGTTTTGTTTAAGTTATGTAAACCCAACATATAACCTAAAGCTCTCATTTCAGTTGGGTCTTCACAGGCTGTAGCAGACATGCCATGTACGGAAAAACCTTGTTGGACTAAGCTAATAACAAGTTGCGCATTTTGTGTAAAGGCTCCCTTACATTTATGTATCTCGTCAATAAGAACTAATGTGTTCGGAGGCATGTTCCATGTCATTATCTTTTTACCTTTTTTACGTAAGTAAGGAGGTTTACCTCTACGTATAGCTTCATAGTTGTGAACAAATAGTGGAGTTATTCCCACTTCTTTTAACTCTCTTTCCCACGAAGGTATAACAGACTTAGGGCAGATAACGGCAATAGGTACACTAAGTCTTTTAGCTAAGTGAGCAGCTACAACAGTTTTACCTGTACCTACTTCACTGGTATCAATCGTATTGATTTGTTGGGACTGTTTATCTACAAAAAAAGAACAAGCCTCTTCTTGTTTGGGAAACAAAGTTTTCATAGAGAGGGCTTTTTAATAATCCCTTTCTGTAAGTATGTCTAGAAAAAACTTAAACTTAAATACGACCGTCTAATATTTTATATCCTTTTCGTATGTATTGGGCTATTAAGAAAGCATCTACCATACCGTCATGTGCTTTAGAGCATCTTTTGTTTTTTAGCCAACACTCATCAGGGGCTAAATTATTAGCTACTGCTAAAGCTGCTTCTTTTGTATTATAAGGAGCTCTTAAATGACCTAACATTGAACTCTGCCAGTTGTGTACTTTTACTCGTCTAAGATTCCACTGTTTAGTTTCAGCTAGTCCTAATAGTTTACCAAAAGAAATACCCATAGATCGAACTGCTTGAGATGATTTAGCATGATGTAAAGGTTCTTCGACTGCAAATATAAACCGATAAGAATCTAAACCGAGTACCCATTGATATACTTTGTAGATATCTATTTCTTTCTTTTTACCCCTAACCAAATTAGGCATAACTGTTTTTGCAATCACCCCTCCTGTATAACGAGAGATAGCTACCAGACCACCGTTGAGTCCGTTATCGACTCCCACAATTATGTCTTCTTCATCAATGTCCATCTAAAGATCTTTTAGTAATTAGAAGGCCATCTCCTTCCATAGGTAAAAAACAATCTACATTTTTTTGTAGGAGTTGGAGGAACCCTACTTCTCTCGCTGTTGCGGGTATAACTAAATAGTATTCTCCTGCTAATAAGTCACAGCAAAATGTAAAATCAGATGGAGGTATATCCTCTCGTTTAACAATCCAAGGATCTGAAACAATTTCTTTATTAGGAAAAAGAGGTTTTGGTTTTATATGTCGTCCAGCCAACATGGGGTTGCTTCTTCAAAATTGTTTTGTAAATATTCAAACTCAAACTTTTCAATGGCTTGTTTCTCCGTTAACTCATAGTTCTTTTGTAAAAGCTCAAGTGTTATAGTCTTACTATAACATGCTATAGGAGGTCTGCCATACTGCTCTACAGTACCAATAAAAGCGTCCTCTAGTCCTGCATACAATAACAAAACAGATTCCGCATCTTCTTCAATCTCAAATTCATTCGGCTTCTTCGGCATCGATTATATCTTCGTCTTTTATTTTTATTGATCCATTGCCCCTATCGGCTTTGGTGTTATGTAAAATGCTAATGTCTATTTGTACTTTACCTGCTCCTCCTGCATTCTTTGCATTTAAACCTAAGTTCCTTCTTATCAACTGATCTAGTTCTGATAGTTCACGAACTGTCTTAGGTCCTCTTAGATTTTTTACAGAATCTCTTAGTAGCTTAATACCCGCAGCAGCAATATAAGATTGATACTTCTCAGCAGGACTACTTTGAGATTCAGCTATTTCCATCATAGCTTCGTCTTCAGCTTTCCTTGCGTCATGTTTAGCAATCTTTATCGCATCATCGGTTTTCTTTTCTAGCTCTTTATCTAAAACGTCTTGAACAACATCGAGTTTCTTTGGTTCTTCGGGTTCTTCTTTAGCTTTGATCCCCTCTTTACGTAACCACCTCCTAAGCGTAGACGGATGTATATCCAACTCTTTACATATATTTACGTGCTTATATCCCGCACTTATCATTTCAAGAGCTCGTTCTAGTAAAATATCTTTTTTAGACTTTTTTGACAAAGTAATTAACATTACCTTTATAACTACTAGATTTCAAGTGTGACTAAGAAGAACTTTAAATTTGAACCACGGATAAACACCAAACAAAAAATGGATGTTGGTGGTTTGATATTGCCTCCTACAAATACTTTAACAGCTTTGTTGTATGGGTTTCATCATCACACAGATCATGACGCTAGGGAATATTATTTCTGGAGATTGTGTGATGAGCTTTTTAATAACCCTGATTTAGTTGCTGAACCATTGATGGTTAGACATCCGTGGGCAGAGGAAATGATTAGGGCTGTTATTGAAAACAAGTATGTTGCTATAGGAGGAGCAGCTTCTTCAGGTAAATCACATACACTAGCTGCGTGGGGAGTCCTTAGTTGGTTAGCCCAACCCCAAGATACTCTGGTTCTTTTAACATCAACCACGCTTCGTGAAGCAAGGAAAAGGATTTGGGGATCAGTGATCAGTTTGTTGTTACCCCTTGAGGGTCTAGCACCTATAAGAATTAGAGACAGTATAGGTAATGCTTGTTACGTCACACCATCAGGTAATCTTGTAGAGAAAGCAGGACTGTCTTTGATAGCCTCAGAGAGAAGTAGAACGAAAGATGCTATAGGTAAACTTATTGGTATTAAACAAAAGAAAGTTATACTGATTGGTGACGAGCTTTCTGAGTTAAGTGAAAGTATCTTGCAAGCTTCACTATCAAACTTATCTAAGAACCCCTCTTTTTCTTTAATCGCTCTTAGTAACCCATCGTCTCGATTTGATGCCTTTGGAGTTTTTTCAGAACCTAAAGGTGGATGGGATTCAGTAGATACAAACTCTGCTGACACATGGGAAACAAAGTGGGGAGGTACTTATATTAGGTTCGATGCAGAGAGATCTCCTAATGTTCTAGCTGACGAAGTACTATACCCTTGGCTACCAACAACTGAAAAACTAAATGAAGATAAGGCTTTATTAGGACCTAATAGTAGAGGTTATATGCGGATGGTACGTGCTGTTTTCTTCGATAGCGATGAAGCAGAAGGTGTTTATACTGAAGCAGAACTAGCAAGATCAGGGTCCATGGGGCAGGTTCAATGGAAAGGTAGCCCTGTAAATATATGTGGATTTGACCCTGCATTCACTAATTCAGGTGACCGATGTATGTTAGTATTCGGCAAGGTCGGTTATGATACGTCAGGCCAATATGTATGCGAATTAGGAGAAGCCGTCCAAATCAATGACGATGCCACCAACAAGAGTACCCCTCGGAGTTATCAGGTTGTTCAGCAGGTTCGTCGGGAGTGTGAGAAACGGGGGGTTCTTCCTCTTGATCTGGCAGTAGACTCGACAGGAGCTGGAGCTCCTTTATGTGACTTGCTGGCAGGGGAGTGGAGTGATGATA